CACCCATATGCATCCGACAATAACAGGAATCGGGGGATGCCCTATTCCTACATCGTGTTCCCTTACCAGTCACACCTTGGCAGGGAGACTCTGGTGGTTCTGGACATAGGGACTTTATAATTTGTCTGAGGGATCTGATCTCCTCAAGTATCTCATCCATCTTCGTTGAGTTTCTTGGAGGACCTTTTATTAAAAAAAACTACCCATAAATACTCACTTAGGTTGCTGGAAAAAGTTTTCGAACATTCTCAAGAGCCTCAGATATTTTGGTTCCTTCCTTTATGAAATCGTATCCATATACGTCCACACCTATATATTCTCTATCCAATTCATCCGACATAAATCCCACCTGCATTCCCTTATAACCATAAGTAGTCATAGCAACTTCGTTCCATCTCCATATGTACACATTTAGACCCTCATATTCACCAATCTTCTTTATATCATCCTTTAATCTTCGATCACTTCCAAGGCCAGTCCCCGACCTCGACGCATGAGGGGCGCCACTGGCGGGTTTTTGTGCCATGTTCGATCCAAGTGTTATACCAGAACAATTAGGTATCATTTTATAGTTTTTCCAATTACGGTCCCAAGAACCTGCAATACGCGGATTTGGATACCATCGTAATTGATAATTTGTATATCTATAAACACTTCCTGCATCGCCTCGAGGATCATTTGAAGCACATTTTACCGATTGTCCCTCTTCAGCTGGACAAGGTTGTGTATTACAAGCTACATTGTGCTGCGTTGCGGGACATTCTCTTCCACCATTTATTGGAGTGTATGTCGGATCGACCCAAGTTTTCATGTGAGTCCCACCACCACAAGGTACACTACAATCCGTATCAGACCATCCTCCCCCCTCACAATGCACAACGCAATCTACAGTTTTTTCATCTTTCAAAGTACAAACACCACCAAGCTTAGCAGGGGTTATGTTTATCTTTTGTGCTTGTTTTCCAGTTATCTTATTACATGAGCCATGATTATACCAATTACCCGAATATGAACAATCTACCGCCGCACAAGTAGTATCTGATCTCCATTCTTCAGTAACATTGCAATTTCTGTGTGGGTCTTTTCTTATCCACTTTCTTTCATCTTTTTCTTTGTCACAATTTTCATTACCTAATTGTTCCACCCATTCATTACCAGGAATATCTACATCGCAACAGTTTTTTGCGGACACGTCGCCTATCGCACACCACATCTGCCTTGTATCATCTTCTACCGAACAGGTACCACCCGCAAATGCAGGTCTAGTTATTTTATATTTAACATATTGTATATAAGGTCCACAAACTGCATCACCAATTAGACCACAATTTTGTTCTATTTTACCATTAAATTCAAATTCACAAGGAGCCGGTATTTGTGGTGCAATACAATCCTCAAGTTCGTAGTTAACACACCCACTCAAAACCATATCTTCATAAGACATTCCTCCTCCAGTTCTATAAGATATCTTTTTACCCCTGGGAGGTTGGTTGTATTGTTTCTCGGCATCATTCCACATGTCATCAGCAGTAACTGAAGCCATCACGTTATCGGGGTTACTCCTATCTAATACAGCCTCACCACTAATCACCTTTTGTGCATATTCAGGTTTAAAACAAATTGGTTTGTTATCTCCGTCAACAACATATGATTTTTGTATACTATCGTCCAAATTGGGACAATCATGTCGCGTTTTACCTGCTACACATTCGACTTCACAAGGCATTGATTTAGTTGGTTGACAATTTTCCCAATTTACGGCTATCCAATTATCCCTAAGGGTGTCATCGGCAAAATCAGTAAACGTAGAAGGATCTAACCTCATAGACTGAACACCCGTGCCACAGTATTCATCACCCAACTTCTTCCCATCCGCCATACACGAACCATCAATGGTATAATTACTATCAGTCGCCTTACATTCTGCGGGACACGGAACCTCGCATACTCTCTCAGTCTCAAAATCCTCACAAGTACCACCATTTTGCTGGGGATCATAATCAAGTGCGGTACCTTTTTGCTTACCAGAACCACAAGCACCAGGAAGACCGGTCAATGGTTCTCCTGATGTATCTGATATACAATCACCCCAAGTATAACTTCTAATCTGACAATCAATAGGTGGACCAGTACCTACAGCTTTGATTTCTTCGTAAACATCAACAGGTTTCACACACCAACCACTTTGTTGAAAGTAACCTTCAGCGCACTCCTTAAACACACATTTACCCTCATTGTCATATTCATATTTTGCATTTAAATCCATTCCTACACAAGATCCCGTCTTCTTTTCTGTTTCCTCCTCCAGTGTTGTCGTATAGTAATAGCCACCGGCGGCTATGAAAATCAGAAACATAAACATGACCACAGTCATGAGAATGATCTGCTGCTGTCTCATTATACATTAGTCCCATATTTTTTTTCATTATATATATTAAATGTATAGACCTATCACAACAGTTCTCGTTGAATCTCTTGTCATCGGAATAATGAATCTCATACTTATCAATGGATTGAACCGACTTGGTGTCCCAATGGTTGCCCTGATTGCTGGCGCTCTTATTCATGTCATTTTCGAATACACGGGTGGTAACAAGTGGTGGTGCACACAAACTTATAAAATCTGAATATCTTCAATTTGGTTCTCTAACTCACTAATCTCATCCTCCAACTCTCTCCTAACACCTTGAGTAAGTACATTTTGCCTCTCAATATACCCCTTATAAAATGCTCGTTCATCAGGAATTCGTACTCCTTTTGCACGAAGATTTTCCATCGTATAACTTCTCAACCGGAATCCAAGTTGTTGTGCCCTCTCTTTCACCGCATCTCGCTTCACAACTTCTGTGACATTTTTTCGAATTTTTAAGAGTTTTAATTGTTTTTGTTTCATTTTGATCTGCTCTTCCATGTAAATCATAGCAGCCTGGTTCGCCGCCCACTGATCATATTCGTTCATTTCTTCAGGACTATCGTCAGGATCATCGATGTCAATGGGAATCACAGGCATAAAAGGGGCTGGCACCCGTCGATCAACTCTAGGAGGATCTCTGTCACGAATATCCTTGTGAATGTTCTTAATGTTGTCACACATCTTCAAGTAACTCCCCTCTGGAATTGACTTGGAGATGAGGTCGAGCTGTTCCATAAGTTGGCTGAGGTCTTCCATCTTTTTTACAAATTATTTCACAAATGTACACTTAGGTTTTGATTTTTTTGATTACACTACCAATAATATACAAGACTGGTGGAACTGACACACTCGTCATCATGTTACACAAAGCGGTCGTCGTATCACCCCGAATCACTTTAGAAATCGTATCTTCCATTAATTTATCAACAAATACATCGATTGGTCTAATAATCACGGGAATAAGAAGTATCCCAATGAAAGTTGGTAAAAAATCATTATCAATCGGAATGAAAAAATCAATAACATTCACAGCGAGTTTAATTACTCCACCTGGCCATATAATTGATGCAAGTAACTGCCATACCAATGTTTCGGTCGAAGCTCTCATAGTTTCTTCAAACCTCTCACCTCTAGGGGTAGAATCATACGCTCTCTGACCCTTATCCAACGTATCGAAGATTACGTATGTAGCTGCCACACAATATGAAGCTGGGAGACCCCAGTCGGGTAAGTAATCTTCGAGGGCTTCACCAACTTCATTCGCATACCCCATATACCTTATGGATGTTTCACGGTATGGATCGAAGCGCCTCCGAGTTCGCAGTACCCTCCTATACACTTTAGGTGGGACTCGAAGCCGACTGACGACATTCATCCTTGAACTCCATATATTCAAAACTTTATATGTTATCTAAACGATCATCCGCTTGCTCTAACCACTGTATCCTTCTTTCGATTGACTGTCTGTATTTTTCTCTGAAATCATTTTCAACGTCGATAAATGCTTTACACATCGAATTAAGCTGTTTCTTAGAAAAACCCCCCTCAACATCATCTATATCCAAACCATGAATTTGGCAATAGTGACGAAGGACTCTTTCCTTAATACTTTTAGTTACACGTCGAATAGGACGACTCTCGGACAATTCCTTTTCCAAGTACGTCAGTTGACCATGTAAAAAGTCACTATCGATGTTCAAAGCCTTATCGAAATAGTGGTCGTGAAAGTATTGTAATGTTTCCTGAGACGGACCTATAGGAAGTATCCCAAAGTTTTCGTAGTCGAAAAAATATACAGGATCCGCTCGTTGATTGTATGAACGCATAAGGTTATTGCATATTTCAAGATAGTCCCCCTCAGGAAGTTTGTCGGAATGTTTATCTAGTAATTGCATAGCCCTAAGAAGATCATTCATACTTACACCCATGACGCCAACATTGTTTAAATATGTTTAAAAAAAACTATGTTCTTTATAAGAATGGCAGGGCGTCTGAGTATAGCCATCGGGGGTGTTCAAGATATGCACCTTACAGGTAATCCAACGATGTCATACTTTTTGACCAGATTCAAACGACACACCAATTTTGCCTTTGAAGTCTTGGAAAGTCAATTTAATGGAAATGTGACGTATGGGAATATCATAATATGTAAAGTCCCGACAGATAGTGGCGATTTCATAAAAAATATGACATTCAAATTAACCCGAGAACCCCTTTTACCAGGGAGTGCTAGATGGTGTCCTTCATTCATGTCTCATCTTGTAGAGTATGCTGAACTACTAATTGGTGGACAGATAATAGAAAAAATTACGGGTGAATACATATATATCTATCAACAACTGAGAAACAATGAAGATGATACGAGACAGGCTTTATACTTCCTCACAGGACATGGAGACCTACTCGACTTTAGACGGAGTGAATACACATACTTTCTGGATTTGCCGTTTTATTTTTACAGGAATCCTGGACTTTCTATACCAACTTGTGCTCTATATAAGCAAAGTATAGAAGTCAGGTTGAAGTTAAGAAACTTCAATGAACTCGTATTAGAAGAGGGTGCATACGGTGGTGACATAACCAGAACTTCCTTAAACGTCGAATACGTACACGTTTCACCGGATGAAAGATCAGTATTATTGTCCAATGAAATAAATCACAAAATCACACAAGTACAATTATCATCTTTCAAAATGAAAAATGATGAA